TAAACTATCTTCGTAACCCCACCGGCAAAACTGTCCGTGCATGTGTTTATCCTTTGGGTTACGATAATTACATACTGCGCTGCAGCCTATAAGCGTTACGGTAGTTACTACGCCATCTGTTTTTGTTATGCTACATTCTAATTCTCTTAATCGCTCCATTTTTCCCCATCCCTTATACAGTATACATCAGCAAAGGTTTCGCCCTTTACCATTTTAACGCTTTGGTATTTGATCTCGTTCTTAGTTAAGGATATGGCTTTACCTATATTTACAGACTTGCCGTGTAGAAACACAAGAAACGTAATGGCTACTATAATACAGGTAAGCTTTCTCATTTCCCCTCTGCTTTTGCGATAGCTTTCTTTGCAAATTGAGTATCACAAGTCATATCGTTTTTGTCACACCCATTAGTGCAAGGTGAATTTTCAACAAATCTTTTGAGTGCTTCCAAAAGCTCTGGTGCTGATGCTATGAGTTGGGCGTTGGCTTCTCTTTCAGGCTCATCAATTAAACCTAGCCTTCTTGGGTTTTGCCAAATTTGAACAGAACAAACATATCTTCTGCCCTCTCCTCCCAAAATAAGCCTTTTATCATCTGACGTATTACCAAACTCCCACGGTGCTTTAGTATATTTAGTCATTTCATACCTACACAGGTTGAACATAGCTGAACAACATCATCTATACCATTTCCTCTTTCTTGTAAGTGGTCTTCTGCACAAAGAGAACATACTGGCTTACCACAGCCATCGCATATAAAGAAATCAGTTGTCTTTTCTTCGCAAATACTACATATTACTTCAATAATTTTCTTAGTCTTTTCTAGTATCTTTTCCATAATTGTCTCCTATTTTTTCATTAGAAAATATGTCGCTACTCTATCTGCTATGTTACGCTTGAATCCACCGATATGCCAGTGTTGTATATCATCTATCGCTAAACCACGCTTTCCTATATAGTTCTTGGCATCGCCGTAGTTGTATATACAGAAAGGTTCTCCATCTAGTCTACCAATCCACTCTACTGCTTGTTTACAACCCTCATCGAAGTATTCTGGTTTGCCAAAGACTTTTACAAGTTCGCTAAAACGGCAGGTTATATGAATCTGAAGTGCTGAGCCTGTTAGATCTTCTGGATATGCTTTTGTAATTCTCATTGCCTTGTCTCCTTTCTTATTTATCTATTTATTTATTAAGTATACTTGAACTTTCTCCATTTGTCAAGTTTTTTTTTACTTTTTTTTTTGTGCGTGTATATATAGGTATATTGGAAAAATATATCTCTGTCGAAAATCGATCTAAAAGTCCAAAAAATATAATTTGACTTTTTACAAGAAGTAGCGTATACTTATCACATGGCAATCTAATGTATACATTTAGTTTATTTGATAATATAGAAAGACTTTCTGTGGTAAATAGAAAAGTATTTCGTGAATTTTTTAGTGCCACCAAAGCTGACCGGAGTGGAATCTCTCCCGCTCCGGCAGCTCCCAACCTAAGAGAGAAAAAAGAGAGAGAGAAGCATGCGCGATAACGAAAAGCTTACCGGTTACCAAAGATTAGAACAAGACTTTTTTAGGTTATGTAGGATACGTAAGATTAAAGGCGCTACAATGCTAGTCCTAATCTATTTACGTGGTTTATATTGCAGGTTTAGAACACCTGCTTTTTATTGCCTAGATTCTATAATAATGCAAGATTTATCTTTATCAACAAGTACACTCCGTAGATCAAGACAAACTCTCCAAGAAAGAGGTATAATAGAATTTCGCGCTCATCACTGTAGAGGTAAGGCAGTAGATTACCTTATCTTAAAAACAGAACTAGCACCTGAGCTAAAGAAACCCTTCAAAATGATGGGTTTCCGTAGTCAAAATGAAGGGTTTACAAGACATGGTTTACACACAAAAACCCGTCAAAATGAACAGTCAATAGTAAGTATAAAGAATAAACAAAAGAAGCGTTTTAGTAAAGTCGATCCAAAGAAGATGCATGAAGATGTACTCAAACTTGGTAAGACTATAGGTAATATGAAATGAAAGATAAAGGCCACATTCAAGTAAATATAGTTTTTGGGGGTGAACCACCTAAGAACTACGATGTCACTATAAACGGGAAAAAGCCCAATAAGGTAGCTACCCTAGAAGCTTGGCAGTTACCCGTAAAGAGGGCCGGCGCGAAAAAGGTGGTCAAATGAACAAAAGAAAGCGTAGACTACTATCTGCTTGCGAAAACTGCGATTGTCAGCGATATACCTCTTGTACCTGCGAAGCACCAACCCTAAACTCAAAGACTCAAAAAAGGAAGCATAAATGAGTAGCGATCTAACAGTTGCGAAAATATGGGAAGCTTCGAAGTATCTAAACGAGTTTGAACCAGATAGACCATTCCTAATCTTACAAGGTAACAAGTTTTATACAGAAACCCAGTATTTCAACAAGTTTATCAAGCCATTACTAAACAATAGGAAACAATAGATATGCCGTTTAAGAAAGACGATCCTAATATAAATCGCAATGGTCGACCACGTAAGCCAGAAATCCAAGCTTTGCGCGACGCTCTCGATAAAGTAGCCCAAGAAAAAGGTGTAGAATTTCTGGAGCATTTTGTAAGAACAGCGTATGATAATACCTCGGTTGCTACAGCTCTTGCTAGGAAGCTTATAGCAGATAAACACTCGGTAGAAGCCGAAGTAAAGGGTGAAATTGTGGTAATGCCCAAAGTAAAGCTTAAAGATGGTAAGGAGTTAGAAACTAATGTCGGCACTTAGCGAAGTACCAGCCATACTTAACATACCAGAAAAACTACACCCGCTTATAACGGAGTTGGATAAGTATAGATATTTTCTTATAGAGGGTGGGCGAACTAGCGCTAAATCGCAGTCTATTGCCAGGTTAATACTTTACCTGGGAGCTCAAAAGCTATTAAGAACAGTATGCGGCAGAGAAACACAAACCACTATAGATGAATCTGTGTATACAATATTTAGCGACTTAATACGTGACTTTAAGCTGCATCACTACAGGGTTGGTAGAACAAAGATTAACCACACAGAAACCGGTTCAGCCATTAACTTTAGAGGTTTTAGGGAGCAAGGCGCTTTGAATATTAAGGGCCTTGAGGGTGTTGATATACTATGGGTTGAAGAAGCCCAGGCCATTACCAAAAGAACGCTAGACGTTATTATACCTACCATACGTAAAACAAACTCCAAAGTTATCTGGTCTATGAACCGGCATGTAGAGCATGACCCTGTTTACATAGCTATGGCCGGCAGAGAGGATTGTTTACATATACACATTGACTACCACGAAAACCCATTTTGCCCAGCAGTAATGGTTAAAGAAGCAGAGGAATGTAAGGCACAAAACATAGATGACTATAATCATATTTGGTTGGGCCAGCCGCTTAAAAAGGGTGCTGACAACCTGTATACCACAGAGGAGGTATATGGCTCGCCTAAGCTTGTGTTTATGCACCCAGGTGCAAGAAAACGCATACTAGGGGTAGACGTAGCAAGGTTTGGGGATAACGAAACTGTATTTTCCATAATAGAGAGCTACAACGTGACCAAGTGGGTACAAATATACCAAGACACCTGGAAGAACAAATCAACCATGGAAACAGTAGGTAAAATAGTAGAGTTGACTAGGGATTGGGATTTAGACCATGTTGTAGTAGATGACACAGGGGTAGGCGGTGGTGTAACAGATAGGCTTGGCGAGTTGCGCATACCGGTTACACCGTTTGTTGGTGCTGGTAAATCCTCTAATGAACTATACACAAACTTGCGCAGTGATGCTTTCTTTAAGCTAAAAGATATGCTTGCAGCTAAAAACCTAAAGATACTTAGAGACAATATACTTCAAACCCAGCTATTATCTATCCGGTATAAATACTATTCACAAGGCGGCAAGAAAGCTATCCTAACTAAAGATGAAATGCGCAAGCTGCAGGTTAAATCCCCAGACAGGGCCGATGCTTTAGCCATGGCTGTGTGTTATAAGGATGAGTCGCTTAACCCTACTGATAAAGTAGATACTTCAATGCCAGCTGAATACGCTATGACAGAGGATGGAATGTGAAAAAGTTTAGAAAGAAACCAGTTGTAATAGAAGCTTCAAGATTTATGGGTGTTATTTCTTTCCGAGAAATGCAAGCAGACTGGGGAGATGAGTTTTCTAAGGTAGCAAGTATTACAACTACGAATAAATTGATTATACAAACTTTAGAAGGTGATATGATAGTTCGGTTTGGCGACTATGTTATCAAAGGTGTCAAGGGTGAGTTTTATCCTTGCAAACCTGATATATTCGAACAAACTTATGAGAGTGCATAATGAACAAGCGTCAAGGATATAAAGCACCCGAAATAACAATGCAAACACGCTTTGTTATATTCTGCGATATACCAGCTTTTATAATATATTCTCAATGTGGTACTTGGTACTTGAGGTGTTTATGAATAAGGTATTAATTAGCAAAATGCCTAGAGATTTATCAACTCAAGAAGCAAGAGCTTTGTTGATGGCTTTTCAAGATCGTATGATCAAGCATCCTAACGCAGTAATGGGTGGTACACCGGAGTGTGATAGCGCTAATGGTTTATGCCCGTTAAAACATTCGTTTGGTGATGGCTGTTATATAAGAGAAATCTTTATGCCTAAAGGTACCCTAATCGTAAGTAAGATTCATAAAATAAAGCATCCGTACTTCGTACTCAAGGGGAAGGTCTCGGTCTTAACCGAAAAGGGCGTTATACAAATTAAAGCGCCATATTCTGGAATGACTCCAGCGGGTACGAAGCGTCTTTTATATATGCATGAAGATACTGTTTGGGTAACTGTACACGTTACCAAGAAAACGGACATAGCAGAGATAGAGAAAGACATAATTGCTAAAGACTTTGATGAGTTAGATAAAGTCAAGGAGATGAAATGAGCTTTGTATATTCGGCATTAGGCTGGTTAGCGGCAGGCGGTATTGCTACTGCTATTATTAGTTCTGAAGCAAAAAAGACTAAAGCAATACGTACTACGAAGCAAAGGGAAACAGAACAAAGGAAATTTATGCAAACTCTTTTAACTGGCCCAAAGGCACCAACACCGGAAGATGCCAAAGCTAAAGCAAGGGAAGCAGAAAAGAAACGTAGACGTTTAGTAGATTTATCTGGTGGCAAGACTATACTTACTACAGAGGTAGCACCTACAGGGAGTGGCGTTAAAACGCTACTAGGATAAGGATAATTATGGCGATAGATATAATACTTGTTAGAAGAAACAGAGGTTTGTGTCCTATTTGCATGAAGTTAATTACCGATGAAAATTACCAAACCGAGTTTAAGATGACTAAATATAAAGGAATGGATACTTTGGTTTGTAAATCTCATTATGTAGCAGACAGTGTAGGAAGTTAACCAGTAGGAGTTAATTATGTCAATGGGTAAAAAAGATATTGAAAAGCTTTGTACCAGAGAGCAAGAGTTAGTTGACCTTAATGCGCCATGGAAGTCTTTATTTCAAGAACTAGCCGAATGGGTATTGCCTAGAAAGTCTTATGTAACTCGCACCAAGTCTAAAGGACAAAAGACCGATGCCACTAAGCTTTATGATTCTACGGCACCTAGGGGATTAAAGATGATGGCTGCTGGTTTTCACTCGCATTTGACTAATCCTGTAAGTAAGTGGTTTAACCTAAGAATACAGAACAAAGATACAATGAAAGAAAAAGAAGTCCAAATATGGTTTAAGGACGTCGAGGATATTATATTTGCAGCGTTATCTAATTCTAACTTTGATACTACTATGCAAGAGTTTTATGTTAACTCCGGCTGCTTTGGTACCAGTGCAATATTAACCCTTGAAGATGTTAAAGAAAAGATACGCTTTACTGAAATACCCATAGACCAGATAGTATTTGAAGAAGATGCCTATGGTAGAGTAAATAGAGTTTACAGGACATTTCCTTTAACGGCACAACAGGCTTACGACTTATGGGGAGACCAGGCCGGCGAAGAAGTGTTAAAGACGTATGTAAAGAAGCCTAACGAGAAAATGAAGTTTATGCACTACGTTGGGCCACGCGACAAAAGAGACCCTAGCAAAGAAGATAATCTTAACATGCCCTGGATGAGCGTATGGGTTGAGAAGTCCAAAAGACACCTTATAGGCGAGGGCGGGTACCTAAGTAACCCGTTTGCTGTAGGTAGATTTTCTAAAGACACAAGCGATGTATTTGGTTACTCCCCGTCTATGGATATACTACCTGATGTTAAACTTGTAAACGCTATGGTTAAAACACTACTGCGTAGCGCTATGAAACAAGCTGATCCACCTCTAATAGCACCACGTAGAGGTTTTATAGCACCGCTTAATGCTAACCCTAGCAAGATTAATTACTACGACTCAAAAACTAAGAGTGATGCTATTGCGGCTTTTCCTACTGGTTCTAATGCGAACTTAACCCTAGAGATGATTCAAGAGACACAAAGGAATATTGAGAAGGCATACTTTGTACCTTTATTCCAGGCTATATCAAATATTACCAAGCAGATGACTATCCCAGAAGTACAAAGGCGAGTATCTGAGAATATGGTTCTCTTAGGGCCAGTAGTAGGTAGATTTACCCAAGAAGTAATGGACCCTATTATACTAAGGGTATTCGATCTTCTATTTGCTCAAGGCGAGATACCAGAGCCACCTTTAAGTGTTCAAGATCAAGAACTAGAGATAGTCTATATCTCTGCTTTGGCAAGGGCGCAGAAAGAAAGCGAAGTATTCTCTCTACAAGCTTTTATGCAGGATCTAGGCTCGATAGGTGCTATAGCTCCTGACGTAACGGACAAGTTTGATGCAGATGAAGCTCTAAATCAAGTAGCTAAGATACGAGGTATTACTCCAGAGATTATAAAATCAGACAGCGTAGTTAGAAAAATTCGAAAGCTTAGAGCCGAAGCTGCAATAGCTGACGCAGAAGCACAAGCCAGGAAACAGCAAGTAGATACTGGTGCAGTAGCGGCAGCTGCAGCTAGTGATATAGCTAATGCACAGAAAGGTAAATAATGATAGATAGCTTAAAAGATATAAATGACCGCAGAGAAAAGCTAAAGAAAATGTCTGTTGAAGATTTACAGAAAATATATCAGCAAGTATTTACAACATCTAATGGTGAATTGGTTATGCAAGACCTAGCTGACAGATGTTATATATTCGAACCTACAAACGGTAGCGATATTAAAGAGGGAATGCGAGCTGCGTGGCTCACAATCCATACGCGGTTACTTGGCGCAGTAGCGCCAGAAATAAAGAAGGAGGATTAACATGTTTAAGGATACCATAAGCGGGATGCTCCCATACCTTATGCCCTTTCTATTCATGGGTTTTAACTTTGGAAATGACGAGTTCGAGGGAACTCCAATACCAGAGGGTTACAAAGATACAGCAGTAGGTAAATATAAAACAATTGGGGAAGTTTTCAAAGGTTACGGAGAAGCTCAAAAGTTAATAGGCGCTAAAGGTGTAGTAATACCAGCAGAAAACGCTTCACAAGAAGAAGTAGACAAATTCCATAACTCTTTAGGTAGGCCAGTAAAGTCAGATGACTATAAACTGACACCAATAGAGGGATTACATCCGTCAATGAAGCTCGACGACGAAGCAAATAAAGCATTCAAAGAATTAGCCCATAAGCATGGCTTGTCGCAAAAAGCTGCTGATGGTTTATATAAAGATTTGTATACTGGTGTTTCTGGTAAGTTAGCTAAGAAGGATGAAACGTCAAAGAAAGCATTTGACGAAGCAGTAGCGACACTCAAAACAGAATGGGGTGCTGATTACGAAACTAAACTTAACCAAGCTAGTAGGTTAATCAAGAAGTTTGGCGGAGATACTGGAATAGTTGATTTTGGAGACCTAGGTGGTAAGCCTGGAGCATTAAGAATTTTAGCTAAAATAGCAGGCAGTTTTTCTGAAGACGGTTTTATAAAAGGTGGCCCAGAAGATCAAACTGCAATAAAAGACGCTCAGAAAAAGATTAACGATATATTACTCAATAAGGAACATGCTTATTGGAAACAGGGTGTAGGACATCAAGAAGCGATAGAAGAAATGAAAGCACTTCAGGCAATCGCTAACCCTGACATCGATTTTAGCGCAGGAAAATGAAGCTACCCGCTGAAGTTAACCTAGGATAACCCTATGGCCCGA